GGAAGCCACACACGATTCACGTTTTGAAAGCGGTTGCAAACGAATAGACATAGGTACACGTTGGAGCCTTAACGACGTAATCGGGCGCCAAATCAATGAAGGAATGTACGAAAAATCTATTGTGGTACCGGCCCTAATTGAAGATAAATCCTTTTGCGAGGCCGTAATGACAACAGAGGAGTACCTGGAAAAGAAGAAACGTACCGAGCCAAGTATTTGGGAAGCTGAATATATGCAAAGCCCTGTAGATATAAAAGGACGTTTATTCAATGACCTCAAAACAATACCATTAACAGACTTCAACACGATCAAAGACACCATACAAGGAACCATAGCGTATTGTGACGTAGCGGACCAGGGCGCAGACTTCACCGCATTCGCTATTTTAGCAGTTGCAAACAACGAACTTTACTTAGTGGATTACGTATTTAACAAAGCGAATACAGACGTTACCCTTCCAATAATTAGCCAAAAGTTAAACCAATGGCGAGTAGCCTATTGCAGGGTGGAAAGTAACTCAATGGGAGCGATGTTCAGCCGTAACCTACAGAAGCAAACGCAAACAAAGATACTACCGGTCCACAATTCCACTAATAAGATTACCCGTATTATAATGCAGTCTGTTTGGATTCAGCAAAGAATAACATTTGTAACCACAGGAACGCCCGAAAGTGAACAATTTTTACAGAACGTACTGCATTTCAGTAAGGAAGGTAAAAATAAAAATGACGATGCACCCGACTGCTTAGCAGGGTTGGCAATATTCGCACAGTCAATGTTTAAACAATTCGCTTAAAATTTAACCCCCTTTTTTATTAGAATTTAATCACTACATTTGCCAAAACCTTTCGCCAATGGCATTTGAATTTGTTAGCGCATTTGTAGATAATTACTTCGACACTCAGCGTTTTTCACAGTTAACGCGCCAAATCTTCCCCCCAGCGGTGCAAATTTGGGGTAAAAAAGAAGCCGTATGGCTTGACACGGGCGACGCATGGCGCTTATTCGTAGACATTCCAGAACTCAGAGCCGTAGTAAATAAACGTGCTACAATGATGTCAGCCAATAAACCTATCCTTCACGATAGGGCAGGTAACGTTGTGGAAAACCACTGGATAAACGATTTAATTAACAAGCCTAACGGAGTTCAGTCGTGGAGTGACGTAGTGTATTCAATGAGCGTTCAGGATGCGTTATATTCTAACGTCGTGGCTTACTGCCCTTTGCGTAGTTTCAATCAAAGAAACCTTATAATAGCCCTACCAAATAACAAAATACAGGTTAATTTAAGTGGTAAGAAGCTTAAACAAATGGAAATTAACGACCTTATTGATTCATTTGTATTCACTTATGACGATGGAAGCACAGAAAAAATAGAGATACAGGACGCAATTTACTTAACCACAGCAGACGGAATGAACATAGTTAAGCCTATTTCACGTATCGACTCGTTAAGGTTGCCCTTATCGAATATAATGGCTTCGTACCGTAAGCGAAATGTATTACTTGAAAACCTTGGAGCGATAGGTATTTTAAGCGCACAGCAAAACGATTTAGGGGGCGCAATACCAATGACCCCAGAGGAACGTAATAAGATCCAAAAAGATTGGTACAGACGCCAAAAAGACGAACTTATCATAACAGAATCGAACGTTAATTGGCAGCCGATGAGTTACCCAACCAGGGATCTAATGTTATTCGAGGAATTAACCGAGGATAAATTAGCGATAATTGACGCCTTTGGATTAAATTACAACCTATTCAGTAGTGATAAGGGAGCTACATTTACCAATGTCAGGGACTCGATACGCATGGCTTATACAGATACAATCATTCCGGAAACCCAACAAATGTACGATTCAATGATAGCGCAGTGGGGGTTACAAGGTGAATACCATTTAGAAGCTAACTTCGACCATTTACCGATATTACAGGATGATGAAACGCAAAAAGCTGCAGCGCATAAAACAAAGGTTGAAACGATTAAAATGATTAACGAATTACTACCATTAACCGAACAACAGTTAAGGGATTTATTAGATTTATAAGATGCCAATACCTAAGCCAATAGCAGACGAAACAGAACAGGAGTTTATAAGCCGTTGCATGAGTGACGACACAATGACCGGTGAATACGAAAGTGAGCAAAGAATGGCAGTATGTACAGTAGCTTGGAATGAAAAAAATGTAAAGAACATGAGTAAATACGAAACAAAAAGCGGTTACGAAATTAAAGACATGGACGGCGATAAAAGGGAAGTTGCCGTATACCTTGCAAAATTTGGTAACGTGGACTCAGATAACGACGTGATCCAAAAAGGTGCATTCAAGAAATCAATCCAGGAACGCGGACCAATGGCGGCAAGTAATCGAAAAATTGCCTTCCTTAGACACCACGATTGGGAAAAGCAAATCGGAGTTTTCAGTAAGTTACAAGAGGACGATAACGGACTTTTCGCAGTTGGTAGATTAGGAACGTCAACAATGGGTGAGGACGCTTGGCGCGATTACCAGGACGGAATAATTAAAGAACATTCCGTAGGCTTTCAACGTGTAACAGATAAAACAAAGTGGGTAAAAGATACGTCTATCCCTGCAGGTGGGTTCACCTTATTGCAAGAGGTTAAACTTTGGGAAGGTTCAGCGGTAACATTCGGAGCCAATGAATTAACCAATGTAGTTGAAATAATGAAAAGCGAACAAAAGAAGAGCTTTATAAATAAAATTTCCGAGGACTTACAAACAGTAATCAAAGCCTTAGTAAATGGAAAAGGCAGCGATGAGCGTTTGTACGAACTTGAAATGAAGGCTAACTTCCTATCGAGTCAGTTGACTTTACTCGCACAAACCGAACCGGGCAACCATTCGGAAATAGTGTACGAGCCGGAGCCACAGGTATTCAGTTGGAAAGCGGTCATGGAGGTACTCGAAACAAAACAAACGTATGCCGATTACCCTCAACAAGCAAAGGATAACGCCCGTAAAGGTATGGAGTTAAATGAAGCGATAGGCAACACGTGCGCAACAGCCGTAGGCAAAACAAGAGCCAACCAAATTGCAAGTGGTGAAGGTCTAAGCCTTGACACCTTAAAACGCACTTACTCGTATCTAAGCCGTGCGGAAGTCTACTACGATCCAAACGATACAAAGGCGTGTGGTACGATTAGTTATTTGCTCTGGGGTGGAAAAGCGATGCTAAGCTATTGTGAGGGGAAACTCAAAGAATTAAATGAATTGTAAAATTTTAAACTTAAAAAAACGTGGAAAACAATTTGACACCAGAGCAGGTAGTTGAGAAAATCAACGGAATGTTCACAGAAAAAATGGCAACGGTTCCTACAAAAGACGAAGTTGCACAACTTAAAAGCGAGTTAGATAACTACAAAGCACTTGAAGTTAAGAACTCAGAAATGGAAAAAGCTATTGCTAAAATGGAAGGACGTTTGGAAGCAATGGCAGAAAAAGCAGTTGACGCCCCTAAAAAACAAGGCGCTAAAACTATCAAAGAAGCGTTGGTTAAAACTTATACTGACAACGTTAAGGCTATTGCTGACTCAATCGAGAAAGGTAACAGAATTAACCTTGAAGTAAAAACCGACACTACAATTGACGGTGATTACATTGGAAACGTAGCGCTTTCAGTATTAGAGCCAGGAGTTAACAAAATCGCTCGTCCTATCCGTAGAATACGCGAGATTTCTAACGTAGGTTCAACGACTTCTAAATTCGTTACTTATATCCAGCAAACACAACAAGTTGCTCCAGGTGCAGAAGAATCACTTTGGGTTAACGAGGCGGGTGCTAAATTTAACGGTGAAGTTAAGTACGAAGAAGTAAGCGAAGAAGTTAAGAAAATCGCTGCTTATATCAAAGTTTCTAAGGAAATGTTAGCAGACCTTTCATTTGTACGTTCAGAAATCAACACTGAATTAATGGAAGCTATCGAGCAAAACATTGACTTATCTTTGGTTAATGGTGCAGGTGGTAACGACTTGAACGGTCTTTTATCCGTAGCTCCGGCATTCGCAGCAGGTTCATTCGCCAACGCGGTTCCAAGTGCAAACATTTCTGACTTGATTAGAATTGCAAAAGCACAAATTGAAGCGGCTAACTTCGTACCTACTCACATAGTATTAAATCCGGAGGACGTTGCTAAAATCGAATTGACTAAGGATTCAACAGGTGCGTACACGTACCCAGCATTTTGGGATGCTAACATGAGAGTTGCAGGATTGGTAGTTGTTTCTTCAAACAATATCGCAGCCGGTACAATGATCGTTGGTGATTTCTCTAAATTTAACATTAAGTTCCGTGAGGATATGAACATGTCAGTAGGTTACGAAAACGATGACTTTACTCGTAACATGGTTACTATCCTTTGCGAAGCTCGTTTGGTTGCATACGTGAAAGGTAACGACGTTGACGCATTCGTACAATCTGATATAACTACAGACATTGCAGCGATTACAGCACCTTAATTTAGACTAAAATGGAAAAGAAACCGAGAAAAAAGAAGATTGCCAACGTAGAACTTGAAAACAAGGTTGAGCAGGTACAACAGGAAACCCCACAAGTTGAGGCACCAGAAGTTGTTACTTTAGAACCAAACAAGGAATACACGTTTGTAAGCAACGGAACATTTAAAGGCTTACCAAAGGGTCAAGTATGGAAAATGTTAGGCTCAAAGGCTGAAATATTGATTAACAAAGGTTACGGAAAACTAAAATAAGATGATACTTTCAACAACAGATTTCACGGGTAAATACCAAATATCTACAGGAATGTACGACACTGCTAAATTGCAGGACTACATAAATAGATACGAACCACGTTACTTAAAAGAGTTATTTGGAGTAAGTTTATACAACGACTTCCAAAGCGATTTACTGAATAACGTGCCACAAAGCCCGAATTTCTTAGTTGTATTTAATCCTTTAAGTGAAGACATGGGATATAACTTCTACTATTTCAATGGAATATACGAAGGAGTAAACCAAATAGACTCAGAAGGAATTAAAGAAATGTTGAAAGGTTTTATCTATTTCGAGTACGTAAAAGACTTGAGTAATCAAATTACGCCGATAGGACTTGTAAAGCCCCAAAACGAAAATAGCACGGTTGCAAACACGCTTTTTAGCATGATGTACACGCGTTATAACGAGGCAATACGGTCCTATAATTCAATACGGGACTTCATAAAATACACCTCAACCCCCTCATTAGGTCAAGTGATTGACTTCAACTTAACCGCAGGGGGTACAGGGTACGTAAACGCAACGAATGTAACGGTAACGGGTGGAAGTGGTACGGGCTTAAAAGTCGATATTACTGAAGACGGCACCGGAATAGTTGACGAGGTTACGGTTGTAGATGCAGGAAAAAACTACAAAATAGGTGACATTTTAACGTTACCCGGTGGTAATAACGATGCGACAATCGAACTCACTTACGTAGGTATTGGGGATTACAGGAAGTTCAGAGGAGTACGTAAACTAACGGCTTATTGGTTATGACAAAAGATGTTTCACAAGCGGTTGAATACTTAGTAAATCAAATAGATAACACTATTGAAGGTTTATACGACCCTATACAGCAAAAGACGTTCACTTGTGACACGTCCTACGCGAGAGTAGGAAAGTACGTTACAGACCCCGTAAATGGTAATTTATTGATAACAGGGATTGAAACCGACGAGTATTTAGTATCAGGTAATGCGAATGGAGTTTTAACACTTGCGTCGCCTTATTTCGTGCCTGGAACTAAAATAAGTGCAAACAACGAATGGACCAAAGTAAGCAACGACCTTACAACGAAAACGCCATTAGTCTGGTTGTTACACGATGTTAGATACACGCGATTTGGAAGGGAAAGCGTTTACGAGTGGGAAAGTGATTTAAGGATATTTTTCCTTGACGAAACCGACATAGTAAACTACTTAACAAAGGATCACATTGACAACGTTGTAGTACCGATGAGTAAATTGGCTGAAAAGTTTATTGAGGTAGTTAAAAACGATAGGAATTACAAAACCCTTGACACGTACGAAATAATTAATTTCACCCGTTTTGGAACCGAGCAAAGTAACGGTTATTTTCAGAACATTTTAGATGCTAATTTAAGTGGCGTAGAGCTACGAATAAAATTAACGAAGTATAAAGAAAATTGTAAATGCTAAAAAAAAGAAATCATGGCAGGATGTAATTGTAATGCGGGACTTGGCAACACAGGGCGTCCCGGTTGCGTTCCGATTCAGAGCGTAACAAGTAAATTAATCATGGTTCCGTTGACAGCTAACGACGGAACTGCAAACAGTATAGATTTAACCACAACCCTTCCAACTTGGAATGACTTAGTAAACGAGGCAGACGCGTCAAAACGTTGGTTTCCTTTACCTGCATTTGAGAACGTGGAGTTACCGAAAGCGGAAAGCCAATTTGAAGAGGCTAACAGCGGACGTATGGCGTTCCTTAGAGAAGGTAAGCGTTCATTTACTGGCGAATTGTGGGGTGAGGATTCAACTCCGACCTTATTAGGTAAAATGAAAGCAGGACGTTGTGTAAACTTCGGAGTGTATGTTGTTGACGTAACAGGTAACTTAATTGGTTCTAAAGTAGGTGGATATTTGTATCCGATACCTGTAGATAACCAATCATGGAACCCAACGTTTATGTTTGCAACTGATTCTACAGTTCAGAAAATTATGTTAACATTTGACTTTGACCGTCTATTTGACGATTCAACAATGTACATGATTACAGCAACGGAAGCGGGTATTGACTTCAATACTTTGGCGGGTCTTATCGATGTAAACTTAGTGGTTGCTTCACAAGTAACAACGGTTTCTGTAACGTTGGATGCTACATTCGACTACGGAACGGCGTTAAATCCTATCTTACTTCAAGGAGTAACAAGTTTAACGGATTGGGATATTTACGACGTAACGAACCAAGTTTCATTTGGTAACCCTACGGGCGTGAGTGAGTCACCGGCAGGAACTTACACTTTATTAAAAGCGTTTGTATCTGGCGATGATTATACAGTTTCAGTTGCTAAAGACGGCTTCACAGGTTCAGTAACGTTCACAGCGTTATAAATCCCCTTTTGTTTGGGTAAAAAAGACTCGTGCAATTTTGTGCGGGTCTTTTTTTATACCTTTGAATTTCAAATGGAAGCAATTACCAATTTAATGAACCATGTAATAGGATATTTAAAACCTGCGGAAGTATGGATTAGGGTATTTAGCGACCAGAATTTACAGAATAAAATAATAGTTGAGTACATTCAACAGGATCAATTATTTGAAAAAGGAGTTGACGAAACGGGGCAAATTATAGGTTATTATTCAGCCTATACTGAAATGTTAACCAACGGGCGTAAAAAGGAAGGAGAGCCGTACAATTTATTTGACACGGGTGATTTTTACAGAAGTATGGTATTTTTGTTAGGAAAAGACTTTTTCGAAGTAGACGCAGACCCAATAAAAGACAATGATAACTTATTTACGAAATTTGGTGAGGGCATTATTGGACTCACGGAAGAAAGCAAAGAAAAACTTAAAACCGAATTACTCGAACGATACGACAAAGAGGTTAGAAGGATATTACAAGGCGATTGACGAATTGCCGTTATACAATTGGAATAAATGTTTAGCAGGTGAATTAAAGTTCATTAGAAGGGCGCAAAATGGCTCAAAACAAAAGGACTTGGAAGCGTGGGAATTAGTTTACGATGAGTATTTGAAGGAATTTGGGCTTAGTAAGGTGCATAAAAAAATACTAAAATGCATAAAAGACAAAGCCATTCAAGAACTCGAATACGTAATTAGTGGCGATAGGTTCAAATTAACCTTAATTGAAATGGAAGAAACAAGGTTAAAGAACATTATAAGCACGGCGGGAACGGGCGTAAGCATAGACCAGACTTTAATTCACTTATCGAAGTGGTTAGGTCAGTGGATAAAACCAAAGGAAATAACGGTATTGGAGTTTTTTAACCTACAAAAAGAATACGAAAGATACATAAAAGCGCAGAACGATGGCAAAAAAAATTAGTAGCAGTGATTTATTCGAACAAGAGGATTTATTTAAAGGGGTCCGGGACTCGGCAACGAAAACCCTTGCGGTATTCAATGAATTACAGGCAGAATTAAAAGCAACGGCACAAGGTTTAAAGAATGAATTAACCGCAAATACTCAGGCGTCAACGGCTCAGTTAAAACAATTCACGGCAGTAAGTGAGGAGGCTAATAAATTAATGAAGCAATCCGTAGAAATTGAAAAACTAAAAGCACAGGCGGACCAACAAAGGATAAAAGCAGAAGCCGAATTAGTTAAGTTACAAAAGGCTCAGGCACAAGAGGCGGCACGATTAGCCAAAGAACAGGAGAAAGCCGCTAAAAACGCACAGAATGAAGCGAGTGCGTACTCTAAATTAAGCAAACAAC